GCCGGATCGCTTGCAATCAAAGCAATTTTTACTGGCCCAGGCCGCCGGCCATCAGCCCGACCTATTCAGCCTCAGCCCACCCCCAACCCTGCTCGCACCTCAGCCGCCCACTGATGATGCCGATCTGTCGGCGGCTGGTTGACGATGGCTTGGAGCTCCAGCTCTTGCACGCGGGCTAGCGCCTAGCGGAGCAGGTGCTCCAGGGTGACCGATCGGACCAGGGCCGAATCCATTGCCGCCTCGAGGTCGTGGCGGTTCGCCCGGGGGATTGCCCGCCGGGCAGCCTCGAGGCCCAGCTCCGCGCCCAGGCTGAGCTGGGGATCCAACCACCAACCGTTAGCCATGACCGCAGCAGCAGTTCAGCCTTCACATTCTGATCCAGGCGACCCATTGCACGTCGTCACCGACGCCACCGGCGGCTGCTGCTGGCAGATCTGCGCCGGTGGTGTTTGCCTGCGGGACCGCAGCGGCGCGAGGCTGATGGAACGCTACCGAGCCCTGCTGGTGAGCCAGGGCCGGCCAACGCCGCTCAGCTGAGCCGCCGGGCATAGCTCGATCCGGCGGTTCAGCGTCCGGCCTCTTGCCAAACCGACACGTAGACGGCCCCCATCTGGGTCAGGGGGAGCACGCGATCCCTGAGATCTTTGTTGTGCATCCGAATACACCCGAGCGTGGGATGGAGCGACTGCAGCGGCAGCCAGGCGCCAGGCCATCCGCAGGCAGTGCCACCGCCGTGGATCATGATCCCGTCCCTGCCGTCCCGGCTGCCAGGGCCTTCCTGCCCCTCGAGGCCGATCAGATCAAACGAGAACCACCCGTAGGAACGGCGATCAACTGAGAAAGCGGTGGTCGGATCAGTCTCATAATCCCGATAAATGGTGCCGACGCGATACAGCCCCGGCGGGGTGTCGCTGCTGCGTGATTGCCAATCTGTCTCAGTGGACTGCCCCCGCGCCAGGGCAGCCACTTTCCAGAGCTGCTGTCCAATGTGATCAAACGCGGCGATGGTTTCGGCCCGGTCGTCGATCACCAGGTGGTGATCACCGGGCTTTAGATCGGGGCGTTTTTTTGGCCCCACCAGTCCGGCCCGCTGCGGATCGGTCGCCGGTGGCCGGGCGGGCGGCGCCAGCGGTGGCTCAGACTGCTTTCCGTCTTGGCTCCAAGTTGCGAACCAGGGCCGATCGCGCCGCAATGCCACCGCAGGCCCATTGGCGGCAAGATCCGCGTCCAGTTCGACAATCGCCGCCGACTGATGGGGCAGAGCCCGCCAGTACCTGAACAACTGCTGCAGCGTGATGGGGTTGGTGTTTGCCATGGGGATTATCCAATGGAAAGGAGGGACACGGCCACGTCGAACAGGCTACCGCCTAGAGGGGTCTCCTCGGGTGCGGCCGTCCATCGCCACAGGAATCCAGGTCCCACCAAGTCGTAGCGGTTGGTGTGCATCCGCCAGAGCTCGGCCGGGATCCTGAATAGTCTGGTGGTGCCGTGGGTGTCAAAGTGATCGGAAATCTGCCGGGCCTTGGTGAGGTTGATCGCCACGAACCGCAGCGGCAGCGGCACACCCACCGCGACGAGGCCATGCAGGAATCGGGTCTCGTCGCCATTGGCGAACGTGACCACGCCGATCGGGTGCGCCCCGAGGTCGTAGGACCGCTCAATGGGCTCGATACTGGGGAAGTCGGCCATCAGACGGGAGCGGGGAGGGGGATCTCCCAGGTGGTGGCGTTCCAGGTCATTGTGCTGGAGCTGCTCACCAGGTCTTCGCCGTTGTCCACCACGGCCACCAGTTCATCGGCGCTAGCGGCACCGCCGCGCCATCTCACAATGTGCATTGTTCGAGCCGTCAGCGTGCTGCTAGGCCAGCTTACGGCGGGGATCGAGAGCGTCATTTTGTGAGTGCTGGTATTCGTGGAAACGCTTAGGGTTACAGCCGTGCCGCCCTGTGTGTAGCCGTTGCCAGTCGCCAACTCGTTTGTAAGTTGGCTTCGCTTTGTGTGCAGCCGGTCGAGGGTGTGTGCGCTAGAGCACAGGATCGCCCTGAAGCTGTGGGGGGTGTTTGCGTTTCCGTTGAACGCGTCGGCAGGGTAGCTCGTGTAGACAAAAGAGGCCATGTGGTTTCAGTGGTTGCAAGTAGTTTAGTAATTGGGGAATGAGCGTGTAAGTGGTTGGATGTCGCGCCCCACGCCTTTTGTGATTCGCATTTCGTCCATGTTGCCATTGTAGCCCCATACATTACCGCCGAGGCCGTCTCGCTGTCTTCCAATATCAAGAAGTCCGCCAGTAGGATTGGAGGCTATGCTGCTTATGCTTCCAATGCCAACTTGTGTCGCATTGCAAAGAATCAGCAAGTCACCGCCCACTCGCTTAACTGCAATGTCAAGCCATGTATTTGTGGTAATACATGAACTACTGCTAACGGTTATTATTGATCCCGATCGCCATATAAATTCAATTGTGTCATTAACTATTATCAATCTCCAAGAACTTGTAGCATCGCTAGGCCATACCCCTGCTATTTGTTGAATACCTGAAGCAGTTGTAGTGTAAATCGAAACTTGCAAAGTAAAATCACTACTTGCAAAATCAAATAATCCACCGGGCGGAGCTGAGCAGGTTAAATAATCGCCGGACCCGTCAAAGACGCCACTAGCTTCGCCAAACCTGCTGCGCGATGTAGATAGTTTTGCGTTCCCAAATACGCTAACAGTGTTGGCGTTTGCGCTTGAATCAGTAAACGTCGTGCTGTTGTTGCTGCCTTCAAAATGTAGCAGCAGGGAATTACTAGAAAAATCAGGATCGTATTGTGGCTTAAACGTCGTCGAGCTGGTCACCCAGTTCACCCCAGCCGCGTAGACCACGCCGCCGGTCCTGGCCCCTGGTGTCAACGTCGTTGACCCGGTCCGCCATGCTTTCCCCGGCGCCACCGCCAGGCCCCGTGGCTCGCAGCGGAACTCACACTCCACCGTGAACACGTCTACGTGTTGATCAACCACCTGAGGGCGGCTGGCATACAGCCAGGCAAATCCGGGAGGGGTGCGATCAGCCGCCAGAGTTGCCGAGTCAAAACCGAAGGAATCAAACTGTGATCGCTGCCCCCGGTAGTGATTCAGGATGGCCAGGTAGTTGGCCTCTGTGATGTTGGGAAACCGTGGCCGCCACATTCCCCCGATCGCCGCCGATCCGTGGCGAACGCTGGACTCCGCACCGTTGAGGCTCTGGTGATGCGTGGCAGGCCAAGCGCCGGGTGTGATGGGCGCCTCGGATGGAATTAGTGAGGGAAACTGCTCCATCAGGTTGGGATCTGCAGGACCAAGCCAGGCCAGAGGCCCCAGTTTTGTCTAGCCATTAAATCGGACTCCATGTTAATCCCCGGCTGCGGATTGGCGGCCCTAATGTCTTCAGCCCTTGAAGGTGTGCCGTAATACCTCTCAGAAAGGTTATCCCATGTGTCGCCTTCCCCAACAGTATGCAAGCGTCGATTTGTGACCGGGGTCCCTGCTGAACCGTCAGGCAGGGCGCAAGTGTAACTGGCGGTAAGGCTAATGTTAAAATCAGGGTAGCCGGGAGAAATAGCCGTCAGCGACGTAATGTTACGGGTTTGGGAAGTGGGCGGGCCAACCGCAACGCCTACCCAGCCGACCCAATCCACTCGATATGGGGTAGATCGCCAGGCTGGCCCAAATTGGCCAGGTTCGCCGTTAGGCGTGATAGATGGCATATTGGCTGACGCCGTAAAGTAGAACTCTGAGGAGCTTGCATCAAGCGGTCCTAGCTGTCTTCCATAGCCGACGGAACCGGTAACAAGGCCGCTGAATCCATTTGGACAAAGGCTCTCGGCGCCACCCCCGCCACCGGGGACCTGACTGCCGCTGTTGGCATAGTTCTTCGCCCCGCCAGTATTGGGGGCCGGCGGGTCGTCGGTGGGTGCGCCGTTGCCGCCGTGCGGATCGGTTGCGGGCTTGTCATCACTGCTGCCACCACCGCCCCCGCCTGCGCCACCTCCACCGGCGGCCGAGCTGAACGCCGTTCCGCCGGTGGACTTGGCCGGCACGCTGGTGTCACTGGCAGCGCCAGCTAGATCGCAGCTGCTGCCGGTGCGCTGGCTGGGCAGGATCGTGCCGGTCCCGACGGCAGCGGCCACCGCCAAAGCGATCAGACTTTGACCGCTGGAGTTTACAGGGAAATGGCTGAGATTGAGTGTTTCATCGCCCGCAAGATCGTGTCCGATTGACTCCACCAAGTAATAGTGATTGATTGTCGATAGCGGTTCTCGATTAGTCTCTACATACAGAAAAATTTGGACAACATCGCCCTCAGCAATCTGGCCGGTTTGGTTGCCAGGCTTAAGCACCACTGACGCGGTGTGCGTTGAGAGCGTGCTGCGCATGAACTTGTAGGTGCCCACCTTGGCTGCGTGGTTCTCGCTTGTGGCGAACTGGCTAAGGTCGTGCTGCTCAAGCGGGCCTGGTGCGTTGGGATCCCCGACGGTCAGCGTCCGCACAATGGGCACGTCTGAGTCGTCGTGCTGCTGCCGCCAAAGCATCGCCAGCGGGGTAGGGCGGAGGATGGCCGCGTCGCTGTAGTTGTCCTGATATGAGCCCGGCTTGACCGATGCCTCTGTCAGCACCCAGCGGGGCTCAATCGCGCCGGTGTTGATCGTGCCATCTGGGTTTGCGGGCAGCAGCGGTCGGAGGCCGAACTTGCCGCCGATCTTGGTCTCGCGCAGCAGGAACTCCGGCAGCAGCCGGATCAGCCAGTCGCCCAGGTTGACGCTGCTGCTGAACTCGCCGTTGCACCACAGGCCGTTGGCCTCGGTAAACCTTGCGGCAGCGACCAAGCTGGAAAAGTCGATCATCGCGTCAGGCACGCGGCCCGACCGCTCGAGCGCCCACAGCACCAGGTCGGCCACGTTGTCACTGGGTCCCACCGTGGAGTCGATCAGCCGGCCCCGCTCAACGATCGTGCCGCCGCGGAGAAAGACGTTCCACCCGGTGCGCCAATCGTCGGAGCCGCCGGGGAATGTTGCGCCGGCTTCAAACGTCGAGAGCCCCTGATACCTGCCACCGCCGCCAGTGAAGTTGGGGAAAGTTGGGACTGTGTAGTTGGTCTGCGCGGTGGCGAAGTTTCCGGGGGTCCAGCTGCCGGCCCGCTGGTTAAAGTTCTGGGAGAACGACCCGATGCGGCATTCGCCACATCGCACATCGCGCACCTGAATATCTGGAATCTGCCCCTCACCCAGCACCAGGTGATACCGACTGGTGACCGTGGTGGCGTCGTTTTCGAACCTTGCCTCGGTTGCCTTAGGGAACACCAGCACGCCGCCGACATTGCCTCGCCGCCGGCCCCAGGGGACTGGGATGGGCTCGCCGATCGCCATCGACGCCTGCGGCACCTGGAGCGGCGAGTTTCCAGCAGCAGCAGCGGCGGCGGCCGGCGGTGGCAGATTGCCGGACTGGGCAGCGGCGGCCCGGGGGGCGGCAATCGTGATAGAGCCGGACGACCGAGCCCGGCCGCCGCTGGAGCCACCGCTGCTGCTGCTAGGGCCGGAGCGGGCAGAGAAGGTGACAGGCTTGGTCATATTCGGAAGGGCACGCCGATCAGCGCCGTGGTGGCCGTGCGCGGCGGGAACTGGGCCCCGATCCGCGACAACGCCGAACCGAGCCGCCAGGTCTTCTGCGTCAAGCTGCCGGATGCCCCGACAACCTGGCCCACGCAGCTGGCCGCCAGGACATAGCCACTGGCCGGTGGGGTACTGCTGGCCTCGTCATCCCACTGAATCACCCGGAGCGAAGCCACCCAGGCACCCGCCAAGGCCCTCGGGGTCAGATCCAGCACCGATGGCAACGCCGGCAGGGTGACTGTTGCCTGGTCGCCCACAGCCTGGCCGCTGGTGATGCCTGCCCAGTCGAACTGCTGATAGGCCCAGTCCTGGCCGTCCCAGTTGATCACCTGCTCGATCCCGTAGGACTGCCACCGAGCAAAGACGGTCCCGAACCCGTCGCCAAGCTCCAGGAACGCAGCCTGCGCGGTGCTCATCAGGCACCCCTCAGGGCCATGCGGCCGGCAGGGGTGGTCAGCTGGGCCATGATCTCCGCGGCTACGGCCTGCATTCCGGCCTGGAAGTCGGCCATGCTCACGGTGTTGGTGCCGTCGGGCAGCTGATAGACCGGGCCGGTGGTGATGGGGATGTTGATGGCGGCGGGGGTGGAGCTTTGCCGGCCGGGTCGGGCGTGATCGATGATGGTTTCCTGAGGGTGCAGGATCGCCTCAAAGCCGCCGCGGCCGTCAAGCCCCCCGACCCGGGGTGCGTTGCCGGTGTATCCGCCGCCCTCAAAGCTGGGGGCCGACACCGGACTGAACGTCGGCAACTGGGGAAGGTTGACGCGGCTGGCCACGTTGTTCACGGCGCTGATCATCTGGTTGACGGCGCCGAGGAATCCGTTGATCACGTTTGCGCCGAACTGGAGCACGCTTCTGAGAACGTTTTTGATGGCACCGGCAGCAGCCTCAAACGGCCTGGCCATCGCACCGGCCACATTGCCGATTGACGTGCTCACCCAATCCCAAACGGCGCCGATGCCGTCGTAGATCACTTTGCTGGTCGCTTCCACGGCGCCACCGATCGCCTTGCCTATGGCAACAATCACCTTGCCGATGTCGTCGCGGAAGTTGTAGATCAGCACGCCAACAGCAATCAGAGCAGCACCAATCGCCAGCGGCCAGCCGACGATGGCAGCGGCAAAGGTCGCCAAGCCCGTGGCCAAAGGCGCCAGCGCTCCCAACCATCCGGCGATGGTTGCCCCAATCGCCAGGCCCTGGAACGCGGCGAGCACCGTGAGCACGCTGGTGATAATAGGGGCCAGCACGGTGAAGCTCACAGCCAGCAGGGCCAGGCCTCCAACAATGGCCTGGATTGGGCCAGGCAGGCTGGCAAACCCATCAACCACCATCGTGAGCAGGGTCACAGTGGCATCAAGGGCCGGCAGCAGCGCCACGGTGATCCCAGCAGCCAAGGCGCCGACCTTGCCACCCAACACGGCCAACTTGTCGTTGTACTGGTCCGCTTTCTCTGCAAAAGCGGCAGTCATCTTGACGCTGAGCGATTCAATAGCGGCGCCGCCTTCGTTCAGCATTGGAATCATTTCGGCACCAATCTTAGTGCCAAACAGTTCCATGGCCAACGCAGTCTTCTCCACGCCATCAGGCATGGCCTTAAACTTGTCGGCAATCTCAAGCATCACCTGATCAGCAGTTTTGAGATTGCCGGCTGCATCCTTGGCGCTGATTCCCAGCGTTCTCAGTGCATCAGACGTGGGGCCTTTGCCGGTCTGGGCAGCTTCGTACATGCCCTTGCTGAGCCTGCCGAGCGACTTAGCTACACTATCAATATCGGTCCCGCTGGTGGCCGCTGCCTTGTTGAAACGGGCCAGGGATTCCACGCTCACGCCAGTGCGCTGACTGAGATCGTTGAACTTGTCGCCCGCCTCAACCGTCTTGCCCACCAACGCTGCCAGGCCGCCCACTGTGGCCACCGGCGCCAGGGCCCCCAGGGCGCCACTCAACGGGCCGATCCTGCTGGTCAGGTTGTGCGCGGCGCCCTCCACCTGCTTAAACCTCCCCTGCAGCGCCGTGATCTGCTCGCCGCCAGTCACCTTGGCGGCAATCCTGAGTAAGGCATCCATGTTCATGGCCATCAGCGCCGCGCCTCCTGGTTCAGGATTTCGATCTCGATCACCTGCACATCTTCCATGACTCGCTCCAGGTTCTTCACTGAGAACAGCTTACCCATTGCGATCAGCTCTGAATAGACCAGGCCGGCCCTCCGACCGTCAGGGCGCCAACGCCACTGAGTCTGGCAGCGGATAAACAGCTCCTTTGCCTGCCAGTTTTCGGGCCAGACCTCAAAGCGCTCGGGCTTGTTCTGCTCTGGATCAAGCCATTTCGGCGGCACCCGGATTTCCATGCCATCGGCAGCGGCTGCCAGCTTTGAGGGGTCGTGCTCTGGCGCCGCGCTCAGCCAATGCCGCGCGACGCCTTGGAGTTTCCCCGTTTGGCCCCTTCCAGGCTTTCGGCCCAGGCATCACAGACGGCCTTTGCTACCCCCTGGATCCTCAGGATCTTGTCGGCTGATGTTGCGGTGAAGTCAATCGCCTCGCCATCGTCGTCGGTCACGCCAGCCCAGCCCGCCAGCACCTCGGCCGCGATGGTCCGATGATTGACGCCTTCTAGCTCCGGGTCATCCTCGCCGCGTTTCAAAAGTGCAGACCTCTTGGCTGACGCCACAAGCAAGTAGTCGATCCGTTCCTGGTCCAGAAACTTAAAGTCAGCAGTGAAGCTATAGCTTTCGCTGGCTAATTTGCCAGCCACCTTCCATTCGTAGCTAGTAGCTTCTGAAAGTTTAAACATGGTGCGCGGCAGTGTAGGTGTTCAGAATCGCCAGCCCGTCAGGTCTGAACGATTGACAGCTCCTGGTTTGAAGCCGCCGAAATCATCGTGAAATCAAGCTTAAACCCGGCTTTGCCCCGGATGTTTACAAGCCCCACCGGCGCCAGCTGAATCTGAGGCAGGTTCAAGGTGGTGATGTTTCCGGCGGTGGTTCCCCAGGGGAGTACCAAAGCGCCCAGAACAGAGTTGGCCGCGTTGGTCAACACGTCGAGCGTTGCGATCGGGGGCCGTGCGATCGTGATCGAGCCAGTTACCGCCCGATCAGTGTGATCGATGTGCGGTGCGCAGCCTGCGTGGTCGTAAAGCTCGATGGTGTTGGCAATCGTCAACTCAAACTCTTCAACGCAGACAGCCACTCCCGCCAAGGTCAAGCCGCCAGATGGGGTATTGGCGCTGTTGAAAGCCACCGCCGGCGCCTGGGTGGGGAACGTCGGCGTCGGATTGGCGAGCGTGCTAGGGGCTCGATACAGGCCCACATAGGCGGCGCTGCCGGTGACAACCTGGCCGGCCGTGGCGGCGATCTTGATCGACTCCACTCGGGCACCAGCGCAGGCATAGCGCACGCCATCAAGGAAGAAACCACAGGAGTAGGTGGTAGCCGGCGGAGGCCAGGCCAGGCCGTAGGTGACGCTGGTCCCGCCCACAACAGCCTTGTTCATGCTCCCGGCCAGCAAGTGTTTGTCGAGCCCGCTGGCGGTGCCAGGGGTGCCGGAGCCAGAGAACTCGAATGGGGCCTCGAACCTCATCAGCCGGTTGACCATCACCGCAGCCACGGGGGTACCAGGGCGGGCGGAAAGCATGGAGCGCTCGGCAACGCCGAAATCCTGGATGGTCGGCGTGAACTGGCCCACCTGAACCACGTCCGCACCGGCCATCGACTCAAAGGTGCCGCTTGTGCCCTCGGGCTTGATCTGAAATATTTGGTCCCGGAAGGCCATCGGTTTCCTCGGTGGGGGCAGTTGAAGCGGTGATGTCGTGTTCTGGAGCAGTGGGAGCGGCGGTCACTTCCCGCCACTCGGTCTCGTCGGGATCCCGGTAGAACTCGCCGGGGCCGCCTGGATGGGGAGGTGGCTGGGTCATTGAGCCGTCACGTCAGCCTCAAGAGTCTGATACTCCACAGTGTAGAAGCACCTGACAAGACACGCCTTCAAGTCTGCGACGTGCTGACGGCTGGTTGATCGAATGTCATTGCACAGGCCGCCGAGCCTGCGGTCTCCCATGATCCGGGAGTGAACCGCGACATAGAACGGGTCCAGAAGCTGCCAGTTCGGCGCATCGCCAGGAGCGCGGAAGGTGCTGATCACCACCACCACCGGCAGGGTCGAGCTGAGCCGGCACGTCGTTCCGATCTCGTCGGACGATTGGCCATCCTGATCGAGGCTGATCACAGTGCCATCGGGAAAGGCGGCGACCCGCGCCGAGTCGAGGAACAGGGCATCCACATTCGGGATGTCACTCTGCCCTGCAGCTGCTGCCCCCTGCAGCCTGGCTGCTAGGGCATCCATGATCCGGCAGGAGACGCTCTGGGTCACGGCTTCCGCTCCTGCAGCGCCACGCCTAGCGCCGCATTGGCCGCACCGGTGAAGGTTAGCGTGGCCGCCGCCAGGGGGGCTTCGCAGTCGGGTTCACGGTCACGCCAGACGCAGATCACCCACCCGGCGGTGCTGAGGCTCGCCGCAGCCAGGAGGCAGGTTCCGGCAAACATGAGGCAGTAGCCGATGTACTGGGTCATGGCGCCAAAAATCGCCGATTCATATCCATCAGCCTCCCTCTCTGTATTCCCTGTTCAATTCGCAGGGCGTTAAGTTCAG